CTCCGCCCCTTTGGGGCGGAGCCTACGTTCTCGGCCTGTTGGTATGCAGGCTGTGGTCACTTACCCCATCAGATTCCGACATACCAGTCGGATTCGTTTCCATAAGATCGCAACTTGTGGATCCTAAGGGAGGGGTTCGTGACCTGTAAATGACCGGGTAGCTCCCGGCCATTTCATACTTCATCCTTTCGTGAGTGGTTACCGCCGCGAGAGAGGTTTCACAAACGGGAATCCTAGCCAGGTTTAACATATCCTCTGGGTCCCTTGAGAAAGGACTTAAGACATGTTACCCATTTCGGGCCCGTTTACCACCAATATTGTCCAAGACACGATTGGTGCTGGATGCCTCCGGATGACCAGAAGTACTTACAAGCAAAAGCGGCCTTACGACCGCCCACTGCCCTACAGTTACAACTTAAGTCGGTGCCTTTCGGCATCTGACTCGTTGCCTTCTGGACCACAACCGATCTCTGCAGGTCATCAATCCCGGCTCAGTCCAAACTGGTCCTGGCTTGATACTAAACCTTACGAGATAAATCGGGGCTATACGAGTTACTTCGACTCCACCTACGTCCAAACCTGTCTCGGCAAATGCCGATCTAAATACAGGGATAAACTAATGGGTGGTGTAGAGGCGGCTCTTGGAGCTTCTTTGGCTGAACGTAAGCAGGCGATGGACATGATGACCGCAAGGTTGTCACAAATCTATCGTTTTACTCGCGCAGTATCGAAGTTCCAGTGGACGAAAGCCGCAGAAGAGCTAAAGCTCGACGCGGTCTCTCGTCAGAAGTTCAAGAAACTTATGTCCGGGGATAAGCTTCGTGCTTCCTCGAAACAGTTCGCGAACAACTGGCTTGAGTTCCACTTTGGGTGGTCACCCTTAATTGGGGACATCCACGACGCCATGGAAGTTCTGGTTTCACCAGTATTGCCGATCAGAGTAAAGGTGTCGAAACGCATTAAATACTCGTTTGTCTCTGACAATCAGGTAATGCTATACGACAGCTACTTTAATAAGCACACGGGCTACATCCGTTGGTCCATGGGGAGTGAGTTCGCGGTTAGCAACCCGAATCTGTATCTCCTTAATCGTTTAGGGGTTATAAACCCCCTCAGTGTCATTTGGGAAGTAGTTCCCTGGAGCTTTGTGGTTGATTGGTTTGTAAATGTCAGCGATTTTCTGGAGCAATTCGGAGAATTTGCCGGCATCAGCCGTCAAAACCCTTGGTATTCCGCGACACTTGAGGATCGCGTCGACGTGATCGAGACACATGGAATCGGAGCGACTAAGTCGACCTGGTTACATACGTGTCATGCTATCTCCACCAACCGAGTGTTAGGTGATCCCCCGAGCATTTCGCTCAATGTAAAGCCTCGCTGGAATTTGTCACCCAGCCGTGGATTGACTGCTGCGTCGTTGCTCCTTCAAGTAGGTCTCGGTCACCCGAAATCTGCCTATCCGGAGTCGCGCGTAAGAACAACCACGTGGCCTTTGCACACTGACTATTTTACCCTGAGGAAATAGGTATGCCCGCAATTGCGAACATCACCATTAAGAAAGCAAACGGTACCACCGACATCACGTACGCTGCCAAGTCACCATCGGCTGGCGACGGCGTGCCCGCCGTGTGGAGATCCGATACTGTCGGCTTCGCCGTAGCTCACCAACCCGAATTTCGCCTTGCGGCGAGGGAAGCGAGCAAAGGTCTGAAGCGCGCTATGCGGTCGACTTACGTCTACCCGCAAATCGCAACCAACAGTACGACTGGAGTGACCTCTGTCATTGACAAGGCCGTCTTCTCGCTGGACGCTACCATCCCTAAGGGAATGGCTGCCGCCGACGTGAGTGAGGCTGCTTATCAATTTGCGAATCTTGTCGCCAGTGCCCTGATTAAACAGTGCTTGGCTGACGGGACTTCCGCAACCTAAAGGAACAGAACATGCCAGTCACCGGATTGACACAAGACGTGCAAGCTGTTGTCCTCAGCCTAATGGAAGGACTAGCGACTCCCCGTGCTCTCACAGTTTCAATACTGTTGCGGTACGGTGAGTGGGGAGAAATATTTCGTCTAGAAATTGACCCCAAGCGCTACATGTGTTCGGAAAAGCTCTTCGCCGACTATCAGGCAACATCCTTTCTTAAAAAGTTGGATGGCTTGACGGTCCCGGGGGTTGATCCGGAAGCCGCCGCCGTTGAAAAATGGTGGGAGGCTGAACGCATGTGCTTTTGCACCAACAGAAAGCTCGACGAGTATGTCGATTCTGGAGATTTAATTCTCCATGACGACGACCTCGGTCGATCACTCTTGTCCGTAAGGACTTGGGTGACAGCTTTGTTGGGGCGGGCACCGAAAGACCTTGACGGTTTCTTCGGGCCCGGCGCGACGCTCAGTGATCTGAGTCGTATGACAACCGTCTGCGACAAAATGTCATCGTTGCCAACACTGACTCCCGACCAATGGCCTCTGCTAAGTACCTGGGTAGGTACAAAGTGGGGTCAAGCGTACCTCTCCCGGCGACGGGAAGGACGGCTTGGTTGTGGTGCTGATGATTTCGACCTCGTGAGAGGAAACATCTTCTTCTGTGCTCCCAAAACCGCACTGGTCTCACGACCGTGTGCGAAGGAGCCCTCTTTGCCTGCCTTTTATCAGCTCGGCTTAGGCCGAGTCATGAGACGGAGGCTGAAAGAGCGAGGTATCGACCTCGAGAAGGCGCAAGATACCCACAGGCGGGTTGCCTGTGCCGCTTCTTTAAGCGGTGAAAGCGCTACGATCGATCTCAGTTCAGCAAGCGACACCATTTCACGGCTTCTTGTCAAGGCCGTGTTCCCCAAAGATTGGTACGAGCAATTGTGCCTCTTGCGCTCTCCAATGACCTTTATCCAAGGACACTGGGTGCGTTTGGAGAAATTCTCGTCTATGGGTAATGGTTACACTTTCGAGCTCGAAACAGTCCTATTCGCTGCAATAGCGATGTCGGTCTGCCACGACTGCGTCCTCGGACGCGATGTGCACGTCTACGGAGACGATATTATCGTCCCTACTCGTCACGCTCAGGGTGTATGTGATCTCCTTCAAAAATTGGGCTTTAGGCTCAACAAAGAAAAAACCTTCTTAGAGGGTTCTTTTCGGGAGAGTTGCGGTGGTGACTATTTCAATGGCATCGGGGTACGCCCCTATTCACTGAAAGAATTACCGAATGAGCCGCAACAAATCATTGCCATTGCAAACGGACTTTGGAGGGCTTGTAGCCAATATGGCGCGCCTCCTCGCCGTTCTCTGCTTGCTCGCCGCGCTTGGTTTAAGCTCCTGGATTTACTTCCGGTTGCTATTCGATGCTGCCGTGGCCCTGAGGCCCTCGGTGACATCGTCATCCACGACGACGAGCGATTCTGGCAAAGTCGCAACAGGGCCAGCATCCGTTATATCAAATGCTACCGACCCGCCCAGTACCGCAAGGTACGGTGGGAAGGATTCGCATACGACGTACAGTTTGCTGCCGCCCTCTACGGAGTAGCTTTACAGCCACAGCTGCCTACCCCTTCATGGGGAACAGTCGTGACTCGGTATCTCATCCCTAGGGATGGAGTACTAGGCTACAAAGTAGGTTGGGTGCCTTACTCGTGAGAGTTCTGGCACTGACGATCAACTGGGTTGTGCCTGCTAGACCCGGCACTTGATCGTCACATCTTTCGAGCCCCCCAGTGGGCTCAAGTGGTGGGGACCTTTTGTCCCTATAAATGGTGTACATGCTACGCA